TTCTGAAAAAACACTTTTACCTCAAACAGTTAGATTAGCAAAAGCTTTTAGACAAAAAATGGGAGAAATGCCCGGTGTTAGAAGAATACCTTCTGTTAAAGATTGGAAACTATACAATCCGAATGGCATTCGTTTTGTAAATAAAAAAGGACAAAGACTTGATACAGGAATTCAAAAAACAATTGGTGTAATAGATAGCGTGCTAAGAGCTGTTCGAACTAATGAAGCGCTTACTCCTGAAGCAAAAGCCATACAAAGAAGAGCCATAGCTCAAATAGAAAAAGTAAAGTCTGCTATCATAGGTAATTTTAAAATCATGAGTAATTCTTTACATAAAACAGTCGATGAGATGACACAGTCTGGACGAGATGGTTCTAGATGGCAAAAAAAAATGATGACAGAAGACTTAATAAAATACGTTTTAAACCCTAGTCAAAAGTCTTTTCCTTTATTTAAAGGAGCATCAAAAGATTTTAAAATAGCGGCAGCAAAAATTAAAAGAGAAATGGCAACAATAAAAAGAATGTATGGTCGTTTAAATTTACCTGAAGATGATTTAATAACAAATGTCGCAAAAAATATGCACGAGTACGTTACTACATCTTTTAAAATAGTTGATGATAGTTCTTATACTTTAAAGCCTGATAGTTATGCAGAGGTTGTTGAAGCTTTTAAAAGTATCCTTCGTTTTGATAAACGTCTTTTAGATCAAAAAGAAGCTTTAAGAAAACAATTAGACTCTGGTGAAATCCAAGGAAATTTAGATGAACTGTATGAAGAAGTTTTAGAAAGAGATGCAATAAAAAGAATTGGAGATTTACAAGACTTAGCTTCTGGTGAAAATATGTCATCTGCTAAACTTATAGAATTAGCAAATGACAAATTAGATGAAATAGGAGGCATTCAATTAATGAATAGGTTAAGAAAAGGACAAGAACTTCCTCCTATCGTGTCTAAGTTATTTGGAAAAGTAGATGATCCTCAAGTTGCTTTAACAAACACAATAATGGAACTAACTGATGCAGTCATTAAAACTAATATGTATGAAGACTTAGCTAGAATAGGGCAAGGAAAATTTATATTCGATAATGCTGATGATTTATTTAACGCCACGGGAGCCTTAACAAGACTACAACAAATAAGTTTAAAAGGTGTTGGTAATTCTAAAATACCAAATTCTTTAGAAGGTAAATGGACAGTTCCTGCAATGAAAGAATCTATTGAAACAATGGGCGGAGTTTTATGGACAGACCGTTTTTTATCTTTTCCTCTTATTAAAATGTATTTAGCTTCAAAATCTTTTTCTCAAATAGAAAAAACAGTTTTAAGTCCAACAACTCAAATCAGAAACGTAACTTCAGCAGGAACATTTGCGTTAGCTGCAGGACACGTTGGAAACGGTGCAAGTTTCAAACAAGCTTTTGATTTTATATTTAAAGAAGTTTTTGCTCCCAACGGAGTTTACGATGATGTTATCATGAAAAGTAAAATAGATGAGTACATAGAAAAAGGTGTTATAAATACCAACATGGTTGTTAAAGAATTAGATTATTTAATTAAAGATTCTTTGAAGGCAAACCCTTATATAGTTGACACTGATGGTTTACTTAATCGTTTGTACAACAGTCCTTTCATGGAAAAAGCAATTGACATATATAGAGCAGGAGATGATATTTGGAAAATATACGGATATGAATTTGAAAAATCATTAACAAGACCTTACATGAGAAATCTTGATGACATAGTTAAATACTATAGAGAAGTTTTCGGTAGGGAATTTGATGTTGAAGGTTTTATTGTAAGAACAACAGGTGGAAAACCAAGTCTAAGCGATTTAAAGTTTTTACCTAAACTTACAGAATCTCAATTAGACGAGGCGGTTAGAGAAATATCAGCTGATGTAATCAAAAACGTTTATCCAAACTACGACGCTGTTTCTCCTCTTATTAAAAATATGAGAAGAGTGCCTCTTGGAAACTTTATATCGTTTCCAGCAGAAATGATTAGAACTCAAGCTAACTTAATAAAATATGGTTTAAATGAATTAGGTTCAAGCAATGCTGGCATTAGAAAAAAAGGTGCTGGAAGATTAATGGGTTTATTTAGCGCATTAACTTTACCTTATGTTGCAGGAAAAACAGCACAAAACTTATATGGCATATCAGATAACATGATGGATAAATTTCAAGACGCTTTTACTCCTGAGTGGAATAAAGACGCACCTTTGGCTATTACTGATGTGTCAATAAATAAAGATGGAGATACTATTGTTAAATATGTGGCTACAGGCTATCAGTTCCCTCATGCTCAAATTACGCTTGGCCCTTTTTATAAAGCTTTGGATGCTATTCAGGAAGGAAAAGCCACGGGAGATACAGGTTCTCAAATATTTTTTGATTCTGTTTTAACTGCATTTGGAACAGTAATTCAACCTTTTGCAAGTGGAGAAATAGTTGCTAGTGCTATATCGGATGTAGTATCCAGAAGAGGTGAAACTATTGATGGTAAAACAATTTATTATCAACATGATGACACTAGTGAGAAACTAACAAAATCAATGCTTCACATTGCTAAACAAGCTTTTGTCCCTGGTGTATTTACACAAGCAGACAAATTTATAAAAGCAGCAGATAATTTATTTGAAAAAGATAGAAAAAGTTTAATTTACACTAATCAAAATTTACCTTACGACATTGGAACAGAGTTTATGGCTACTTTTATGGGTGTTAGAGAATACACAGTTAATGTTCATAAAAGTTTTAGAAAATATGAAGTGGGAGCTTTTGCAAAAACGTTAGAAAACACAAGAGCAAAAATGGCAAAAGAAGCTTTTGACCCTAACATGACTAACGAACAAATACTTAAAGCTTACGAGGATCAACAACTAGAAGAGTATAAAGTGTTTAATCAATTCAGTCAAACTGTAGAGGCTGCTAGACTATGGGGAGTTGACGACAAAGAGATATACGAATACATGGCAGGAAGATCAGGACTAGTTGCTGCTGATCCTACATTATTATTAGATGGAAAATTTAATGCAGCAAGTTTACCTAATTTTTCTGAAAAAGGCAGGATCTTTGAAATATTAAAAAACAGAGGTTTATCTAATATTGAAATAGGAAACGAAATGAGAAAACTTTATAATCAAATGCAAAGAATACAAATGGATTATTTAAACATGCCTTTAGGATGGACAAATGCTAAAGTTAAAGCTTACATTAGGTTTAAAAGAGAAAAACAATATCAAAAAAATATGCAACAATCATCAGTAGTTCCTCAAACAAATACTACAACTGCACCTTTAACCATGCCTAATCAAGTAGTCCAACCGGTGGCACAGATGGCAAGCAATCAAACGGCCGTGCCGCCGGTTGCGACACAGACAGCTGATCCGGTAACAACCAGACAACGAATTATTGAAAATGATGAATTCTTAAAGGATCTTGCATGAGTGATGAAACAAAAATAGCATTAAAAACACACCTTGCTGAATGTCAGTTGCGCTATGAAGTGTTTGAAGAAAAATTAGATACGTTGCAAGCACAACAAAACACGATAAACAAACACACGTTTGAGTTGCGTCAGATGATGACGTGGTTCATGGGAGCAGCGGCTTCGTTTGGAGCCATTGGAATGTTGCTCGGTGTTATTTTTGCTTTCAAACAACTTCTTTAAATCCAATCTTTAAGATCTTCACCTAGTATTTCGTTTGCAATATTAACTTTGTTGCGTAACGCTTTTACAATTTTTTCATCAACAGTCTTTTCACATATCAAATCAACGTATGTAACTTTGTTTGTTTGACCAATTCTGTGTGCTCGATCCTCTGATTGTAATCTTTTTTCCAAGTCATAACTGTTTGAGTAGTATACTACCGTACTAGCCGCTGTAAGGGTAATTCCATACCCTCCAGTTTGTGGATTTCCAACGAAATAGCGTGCAGGGCCGTTTTTCTCTTGAAACAGAGTGATTTGCTTTTGGCGGACCTTAGGGTCTACTGCACCGTAATATGCCACTGTAGAGGCTTCTCCGTAAGCTTTTTTTAACTCAGCAACTATATTTTCTATGTCAGAAACATAAGTTGCCCATATTATGACCTTGCCTTCGGTTTCTTCTAACAATGACATTAATTCTGTTAATCGATTATTTTTTAAATGTGTAACTGACCCATCATCCGTTTTTAAATGACCGCAAGTGATTTGATGAAGACGTAAAAGTTGTGTCAATACATTTACAGTTGAACAAAGTTTACCGTCAAGTTCTGCTAGCGCCATCTGTCTCATAGTTGTGTACGCACGTTGTTGTTCTGGCGTCATTTCAATTATTCTTTTTTCAAATACTTTGTCCGGTAAATCAAGACAGTTTTCTTTTAATATTCGGTAGGAAAATTTACTAACAATATCTGACAGCTCTCCAAGGTTACGATAACTATTGTTAGGTCTAACAATATTCACCGAACGACCGCCAACGTTAATTGTCTGCATGTTGGCATAGCGTGCTCTAAATGTATAGTAAGAACTATGCCCTAACAGTTCTTCATTTAAAAACTCACATTGTGAGTATAAATCCAACGGACTTTTGGTGACAGGACTGCCCGTCATGATGCGTTTGTAATACGCATAACGGCTAACGGACACTATATTTTTGGTGCGTTTGGCTGACGGTGTCTTAATTGTAGTGCTTTCATCAATTGCCATCAATGCTCTGTACGCCATTAAAAACTTTTCAGCAGCTTCCATTCCAGGTTTAGATGAGAAGGCTTCTATGTTCATAACAAACAAAGTCAAAGACGGATCTCTAGTTTGTTCAAACAATTGATCTAACAGTTCTTGATCTTGTTTAGATCTAGAGCTCGGAGCAGACCATTGAAATGTTCTGCAATCAATATGTTCTGGTAAATGTGTAGGTATCTCTTGTTCTATCCAGTTCTTGTAAACACCCTTTGGTGCAACAATAATAGCACCTTCAATCTTGCCTTCGTCATATAACATAGCAATATTGTCTAATAATATTTTTGACTTGCCTGTTCCCATTTCGCAGAACAAAGCAAAGTTTTTCTTTTTATAACTCACTTTTAACGCATCAATTTGATGTTGATACGGTTTTGTTTTAAAGCGGTAGTCCATGGTTTGCGCCATCCCTCCTCCCAATTCTTTCTTTATAAAATTAATTAGTTTTCTTTCTTGATTTATTATATAATACATGCTATATAATTTGTCAAGAAAGTAATTATGACTGTATACTGTATACAAGAACCGAGAGGGACTGCCGACGGCATTCCTAAATATGACGTGTTAGAAGCATTGCCATACGGTGAAGTAAAATTTTTATTTTCTGAGTTTGCTCAGTTAATGAAAAGTTCGGGTGCAGCCATAAACTCGTTAAGAAAGAAACTTAAAGGTTTTAGTGATGAGGACTACTTGATAGCTGCTGGAGATCCAGGGTTAATTGCTATATCGTGTTTAGTAGCAAGTGACTTAAATTTTGGTAGAGTAAAATTATTAAAATGGGATCGTAAAGCTAGTAAGTATTATCCATTATCGATAGACCTTTACAACAAGGAGAAAGAAGATGATGAATGAAATCGATTATAACGGTGATACAATAGACTTTGAAACTGATCAATTGGAGAGAGTGAATGACTCTGGTCTCCTGAGCATCGCGGATTGTTGTCAAAGATTGGTCGATCTTGAGAACGAAGCATCCACCCTCGAGAATCAATTGAAACACATAAAAGAAGAAATGTTAAGTGTCAGGAATGAAAAAATACCTGAACTCATGCGAGAAAAGAACTTGACACAGCTTAAATTAAATGATGGAAGTGCCATAGAAATAAAGAATTTTTACGGAATTAGTGTGCCAAAGGATCCCGATGAACGGGCAACGGCATATCAATGGCTTCGTGACAATAACCTAGGGGATATTATCAAGAATGAAATATCAGCTAGGTTCGGTCGTAACGAAGACGGAAAGGCATTGGAATTTTCCAAGTTAGCCACCGCCAATGGGTATGAGGTTCAACAAGATTTAAAAGTTGAACCCATGACTCTGAAAGCAACTCTTCGGGAACTGCACGAAAAAGGTGCAGAACTACCACCCGAGGATATTTTTAAAACGTTTGTTGGTAGGCAAGCAAAAGTTACAAGGAAAAAATAACAATGAATAAAGTAGCAAAAACAACGAAAAACGAAATAGCGTCAGTAGACACAAATATGTTTATGGCCGACGCAGAAACACAGAGCGGTCTTGAGAACGTAAGTTCCACAGACGATTTAGCACTTCCATTTTTGAAAGTGTTGAGTCAACTCTCTCCTCAATGCAACAAGACAAGTAATAATTATGTTGAAGGTTCAGAGCCGGGCATGATTTACAATACTGTGTCTGGTAGTTTGTATGACGGAGAACAAGGTATAGACATTATACCTTGCCATTATAAACGTGAGTTTATAGAGTGGGGCGAGCGCGGTAAAGGCAGCGGTGCACCCGTAGCAATACATGGAGCTGATTTTGATATCAGTCAAGCACCTCGTGATTCTAACTATCAAAATAGAATGGCAAACGGTAACGTTATAGACGAAACTGCTAATCATTATGTTCTAGTAGTTGGTGAAAATGGTTACGAGCAAGCGCTTATTACTATGAAAGCTACGCAAAGAAAAGTTTCACGTAAGTGGAACTCCATGATGCTTGGTTTGAAGATGCAAGGTAAGAACGGACCTTTTACACCGCCGTCTTACAGTCATACTTACAAGCTAAGAACTGTGCCACAGTCCAATTCAAAAGGGACTTGGTTTGGGTGGGACATTCAAAAGATTGGTCCCGTTAGTGATAAAGGCATTTACGAAGCAGCTAAATCTTTCTCACAAGCAGTGGGTAAAGATACTGTTAAGGTGTCACATGAAGAAGAAGCGCAAGCAGCAACTTCTAATTCATACTAAGACTAAGGGCGGCGCAAGCCGCCCTTTTTACATAAAGGGACATAATGAAAGACAAATTTATAGAGATATTTAGTGGGTTGAATATTGCCTATGGCAAATTTATACCTGAAGATAAAAACGATGCAGGTAAACTGCAAGGTAAGAATCAAATTATTAGAGAGCCCGGAGGTCTGCCTGAACATTTGTGGGAAGATCATTTGAGTGGCAAAACAAGTTTAGGAATTATACCAATTGATGAGAACAATTCTTGTAGATGGGGATGTATTGACATTGATATTTATAATGGTTTTAGTCATATTAATTTAATTAAAAAGATTAGAAAGCATGGACTACCTTTGATTGTGTTTAGATCAAAGAGTGGCGGAGCTCATGTCTTTATGTTTTTCACTGTCCCTGTGAAAGCTGGTCTCGTGCAATCCAAATTAAAGGAGTTCGCTTCTTTTTTGGGTTGTGCGGGCTCGGAGATATTCCCAAAACAAACTAAGTTGTTATTAGATAGGGGACAAACAGGAAATTATTTAAACCTTCCATACTTTAATTCTGAAGATAGTCAAAGATACGCTTTAGATGACGATGGTAATCCTTGTAGTATAGAACAGTTCTATACGTTATATGATATCTACGCACAAGAGGGAGCAGAAAAAGAGTATTTAAAATTAGACGATTTCTTTGCGGATGGTCCACCATGTTTGAACACATTACATTCAAATGGTATACCTGAAGGTGGTCGTAATGAGACAATGACAAACATAGCTGTCTATTATCAAAAGTCTGGTGAGAAAAAGATTAAATTAAAACTGTTAACGGTCAACGAAGATATATGTGACCCGCCTTTAGATGAAAAAGAAATTGATATCATAGTTAATTCTATTACGAAAAAAGAATACGACTATGGCTGTAGCAAAGAACCTTTAGCATCTAATTGCAATAAGAAAGAATGTTACAAACGTAAATATGGTAAAGGTAAAGTTGATCTTGAGATTACTCCTGCCGGTCTAGAACGATTTGGAGTGGAACCTCCTATATGGTTTATGACTTTAGATGGAGGCACAACCTTAGAGCTTACAACGGATGATCTTCAATTACAAACACGTTTTCAAAAAGCGTGCATTGAACAATTAAAAATGATGCCGACAATGATATCGACTCCACGTTGGGCAGAGAAAATTAATGCATTACTTGGTGAATCAACAGATAGTCCTGGTATAACAGGCACAAGTAATACAGAGATATTTATAGATTATTTAAAAGAATGGTGCACAAACAAAGGTGCGGCAGAAACTAAAGAAGAAATTAGTTTAGGTAAACCATGGTTAAACAGAGAAGCCAATACTAATCGTAAGCATCATTTTTTAATAAAAGATTTGGAAGACTTTTTGCAAAAGAAAAAGTTTAATGCTTACAACAGAACTAAAATTACTTTTGTTTTAAAAGATAAACTAAAAGGAGAGAAGATAAGTTTACGAATGAACTCGTTTGGGGACAAAGATAAAATTATAAAGGTGTGGACCATTCCAGAATTTGTTGACGAGATGGAGGACATTGAAACAGTTATACCCGACATGAAAGACAAGAAAGAGTATGAGGCGTAATGGCTGAAGTTATTAAACTATTAGGGCCTCCAGGAACAGGCAAGACCACAACTCTTTTAAATTATGTGGAAGAAGAGATGGAGAAAAATGACATTGATAAGATAGGTTATTTTTCTTTTACTAGAAAAGCAGCACACGAAGCAAGAGATAGAGCCATGGAAAAGTTTGATCTTGAAGCAAAAAGTTTTAAATGGTTTTCTACGTTACATTCTTGTGGTTATCATTCTATAAATTTAGAAGGACGTGCTGTCATGGGTAAAGTGCAGTACAAATCTTTTGGTGATAAGATAGGGTTGAAAGCAAAACTTTCTGTAGATAAAGAAACGGGGTTGTCTGACAATATATACTTAACTCATCACAACCTAGCTAGAGCAAGAGGTATACCACTGCAAGAGCATTACAAAAAGTATGTTGACTCATCTGTTGTGGAATGGAAGTTCTTAGAATATTTTTCTCAAGCATACGATCAATACAAAGAGGTCAACGGTTACATTGATTATTCTGATATGTGTTATGAGGCAGTTAATGAAAACTTATTGCCTCAACTTGATGTAGTTTTTATAGACGAAGCGCAAGACTTGACTCCTTTACAATGGTCTATGGTAGAACATTTTGCATCAACAGCAGGTAAACTTTATCTCGCAGGTGATGACGATCAAGCAATCTACAGATGGTTGGGCGCAGACGTTGAAAGATTTATAGAATATCCTGCTACAGAAATAACACTTCCTCAATCCTATAGAGTTAAAAAACAAATACAGGAATTTGCTGATGGTATAATTAGTATAACTAAAAACAGAATTGAAAAAGAATGGGAACCAAGAGAAGAAGAGGGTTTACTAAAGTATCACCAAACCATTGAAAGTGTTGATCTTTCTATTGGCAACTGGTTAATACTTGGAAGAGATAAATTTATATTAAGTAAACTAGAGGAGGCCTGCCGTAACCAAGGTTTATGGTATGAGAAACAAGAATATAAAAAGAATGTAAGACCTATACCTCAAAGAATGTTTGAAGCAGTTATAGGTTGGAACGAATTAGTTGAAGGTAATCCAGTAGACAAAAAAACAATTAAGAAAATATTTTATTATAAGAAAGTCGCAGAAGGAACGAATGATAAAATAGATATAATGAATGATAGTCATTTATACGATATGGATACTTTGAAAGTATTACTAGGTCCTTTCAGTGTTGGTGAATGGCATCAAGCATTAGATAAAATTAATCTTAAAGATAGAGCATATCTATTACGTCTTGGTCTTGGAGAAGAAGATATAACTAAGAAACCTCGTATAAAAATATCTACAATTCATGGTGCAAAAGGTGGAGAATCTGATAATGTATTACTTGCGACAGATATGAATTTAAAAACATACAACGCGTACCAGAAAGACTCCGACGATGAACAAAGAGTATTTTATGTTGGCGCCACAAGAGCAAAGGACGAACTACATGTACTATTGCCTCAAACAAATATGCACTTTAGGTTTGCGTTATGACTGAAGATCAATTAAACGAACATTTTTATATAAAAAAATATTCTAAACCATACGAAAATTTTTATGAGCGAACTGGTTTTAACGACAACGTAGTAGAGATTAATACAAAGTATTGGTGGACAGAAGATTTGGTAGTTGACAAATTAAAAGAAATTAAAATTTTTGAAGACTTCTCTATTTATAAAACCAGGGAACTTCATGCTAAAGAAGATGGTGCTTTTGAAGAATATATTTTTAAAGGGTCTTTGTCTCCTATAGATCTTTGGGTGCCAGGAAAAGCTTTTATCGAAGTTAGATATACTTCTGACTGCAACAGAGACGGTTGGGGTTACGATTTTCAATTAAAAAATATAAGTAGGGTAAGAAATTGGATAACGGATCCCAGTGAACCTAGTAGGCGTGAACATAAAATTTATTTAGCAGTGTTTCATTGGAAATATATTTCTTTAATAGATTTATCTGAAAAACCAAATGATTGGTATAACTACGTAAAAAATTGCACAATTAATGTTAGAGAAGAAAATTGTACTAAAAGAATAGAATTGAATAATGAAGATTTTAAAAAATATAAAAGATAAATAATGACTGACAACGTAAATCATCCGCCACATTATAAAAAAGGTGAAATAGAATGCATTGATGCAATTAAGTCTGCACTTGGAGATAGTTTTAAATTTTATTTACAAGGTAACGCTATAAAATATTTATGGAGACATCAACATAAAGGGAAAGTTATAGAAGACTTGGACAAAGCAATATGGTACATTAACAAACTGAAAGAAGAATATGAATAAGTTTGTATACAACGCACCAACTGAATGGACACCGAAAGATTATTATCCTGACTTGTCTAATGAAAAATTAATTGCGATTGACTTAGAAACGTGTGATAGAAATTTAACAACTCATGGTTCTGGTTGGGCAACTGGTGATGGTTATGTAACCGGTATCGCTGTAGCAACTGCTGATTGGCAAGGTTATTATCCTATAGCTCATGGAGGTGGAAACCTCAATAAAAAGAAAGTGTTAGACTGGTTTAAGGGTGTGGCTAAACTTGATTGTGATAAAGTTTTTCATAATGCGTCGTACGATTTAGGATGGTTAAGAACTTTAGGGATAACGGTCAACGGTAAAATACATGACACGATGATCTCAAGTGCATTGATAGATGAGAACAGATACTCATTTACATTAAACAGTTTAGCGAAAGAAAAATTAGGCGAAACAAAGAACGAAGATTTATTATATAAAGCAGCAAAAGAGTTTGGTGTTGATCCAAAGAAAGAGATGTACAAGTTACCATCAATGCATGTAGGTGAGTATGCGGAATACGATGCACGGCTGACGTATGATCTGTATGTGTTCAACAAAAAAGAAATAGAAGCACAAAATCTTTACGATATTTATGATTTAGAAACACGATTACAACCTTGTTTAATTGATATGAGAGCAAACGGTGTACGTGTCGACCTGGAGCAAGCAGAAGTTGCTAAAAAATTATTAGCAAAAAGAGAAAAAGAATTAATGCAGGAAATAAAAAAGATATGCGGTAGGGACATAGAGATATGGGCCGCAGCTTCTATTGCAAAAGCTTTTGATCATTTGAATATACCTTATCCTAGAACCCCTAAAAGTGGTGCACCAAGTTTTACAAAGAATTTTTTATCTAGTAATGAACACGAGATAGCTCAAAAGATTGTGGAAGCAAGAGAGATGAACAAGGCCAACACAACATTTATAGAAACTATTTTAAGACATCAACACAAGGGGCGTATACATTCTGAGATACATCAGATGAGAAGTGATGATGGTGGTACAGTAACAGGTAGGTTCAGTTATAGTAATCCTAACCTACAACAAATTCCTGCACGTAACGAAGATATTAAAAAGTTAATTCGTAGTTTGTTTATACCTGAAGAAGGTAAGCAGTGGGGCATGTTTGATTATTCACAACAGGAACCAAGACTTGTTGTTCATTATGCTTTTTGCGACAACTTAGACGTGCACTCAATCATAAATGGCTATCGTGAAGACAACGCTGACTTTCATCAGATGGTTGCAGATATTGCACAGATCCCTCGCGGACAGGCTAAGACAATAAACCTTGGCCTCTTTTATGGTATGGGTAAAAACAAATTGATGAATGAACTTGGTATCGAGAGTGCAGAGGCCGAAGAAATAATAAACACATATCAAAGTAAAGTTCCTTTTGTAAAACAATTAACATACAATGTTATGGACAAAGCTTCAGCCAGGGGAGAGATCAAAACTTTATTAGGTAGACATTGTCGTTTTCCTTTTTATGAACCAAGAGAGTTTGGCAAGAAAGGTTTTTACAAAACAAAAGAAGAAGCAATTGGTGCTTTAGGTCATGGCAATTACAAGCGCGCAGGAACGTACAAGGCAATGAACAAGTTAATTCAAGGGTCTGCAGCCGATCAAACAAAGAAAGCAATGGTGGACTTATATGAACAGGATGGTATCATACCTCATATACAAGTGCATGACGAATTAAACATATCTGTTGAAAACAAAAGCGAGGCACTTAATATAAAAAATAAAATGGAAACGTGTGTTGATCTACATGTACCAAGCAAAGTCGACTATGCTATTGTAAAGAACTGGGGAGAGGCAAAATGACTGATAAAAATGTTATTAATGTATGCCTGTGTCCAGGATGTGGTAATTTAACAAGCATGAAGAAAGTAATAGACGACACTTTCTTTTGCAAACTTTGTTATCAGAAATTCAAACAATATAAAAACGGTAAATTAATTTACATTCCTTTGCCGGTTGCTAAAGCAATGGAAGACAGCGAAATCATATTTGAATCTGATGCTGATTTAGATCTAGATATACAATTTGATTTTGATCCTGAAGAAAACTAATCTTTAAACTCGATAGCGTTAAATACTTCACCGACAATGGTCGACGGTCTACCGTCACTGTGATAGGTAGCACAAGATTGTAGTTCTTCAAAAGGTACACCGTGTTGTAATGCGACAGAAACCAATCTTCCAAACTCAGTTAGTATATCAAACTTTTCTGTACCAACTTTTCCTCCGCCACTTATCCATATCTCTTTGACTTTCTCATCTTGAAACGAAACAGCAAGCCTGTAAGGTGTTCCTCCACTATCCGTTATTTGGAAAGCGTACGCCGGACGACGGTTATCTAATTCTGTTCTACTCATGTTTACCGTTCTCTTTCTCCCATTCGTTGTAGTTTTCCCATTTATTTTTTAAATTAATCACTGATTTTTTTTGACAAGGTTTTAATTTATCAAAAATATATGGGCGCATAGCTCTTTTATAATGATGTTTTGCGCAAAAAATATCATATTTAGTAATTATATGAGTCATGTTAAGTCTTTCTTTCTGTTTATTTATTTTACATAATAACAATATTTTGTTGACAGTCAATAGTATATTACTATATGTTGTGGTAGATTATAATAGAATATGGAGGAATCTATATGGAAGATAATTGGGTGCCCTACACAGTAGGCAACGATTTTGAGGCAGTTCGTTTACACGAAGAAAACAAAATGTTGAAACAACAGGTTGAAGAACTTCACAGAACGATTAATAGTCTTAAGGTATCTTTTGTCCAAGAGACCGGTCGAGAAATCGCTATATAAATAAAAAAGAAAGAAGGTAATGATGCCAGACATCACGAAATACTCGTCTGTTTCTCTGTCGAAAACAGCGTACAAAGAACTTAATTTAATAAAAGAAAGATTGTCAGAAGATTTAGGAGTGTCCTTTTCATTGGCAAAGCTTGTTGAACATTTAGCTAAGGAAAAAGTTAAGAAACTAAAGCTGAATGGTCATGCAAAAAAATAACGAACCGAAGTCGTTAATTACAGAAAGATATTCTTACGGGGATGTTAAACGTAAAACAATTAATGGCAAACGTCATTACGAAGGCGAAGGAAAATTTCTTCCGTCTGTTACGACTATTATCTCCACCACCAAAAGTCAAAAAGATAAAGAAGGTTTACTTAGGTGGAAAGAGCGAGTTGGCGAAACGGAGGCTGAAGCAATTAAAAACCAGGCAGCGTCGGTGGGCACAGCTATGCATAAATTCCTCGAGTGTCATATAAAAGGGCTCGGCTATGACGACCAAACAAATATTGGTATCATAGCCAAGCGAATGGCACAACTAATCGTTAGGAATGCCTTGCCATCAATGGATGAATATTGGGGCACCGAAATCCCCCTTTTCTACCCCACATTCTATGGTGGCACGGCCGATTGTACAGGAGTTTGGCGCGAACAGCCAGCAGTTATTGATTTTAAACAAACCAATAAACCTAAAAAAGATGAATGGATCGAAGACTATTTCATACAGCTTGCGGCTTATATCATGGCTCATGATGCGTTGTACAAAACAAAAATGGAAGCAGGGGTTATACTAATGGCGTCGCGAGGTATGACGCTGCAAATGTTTACACTGAATGGTGATAAACTTGATGACTACAAATACAAATGGTTGAAACGTTGTGAGGCATATTTTAATCAATGAGAACATTCAGCACATACGATTCAAAAACTATAACTGAGGAAGAAAAAAGACCTTACGTTTACAAAAACCTGGCGTTACTTATGGCCGGCGATTGGTTTCTAGAAAAAGAAATAGCTAAAACTATTACTGATTCTATTCCCGCCATTGATAGATTTGAAAAAAGAGAAGGGTTTGAAGATCCAGAAGAAACAGAACTTAGTGAATTAATCAAAGAACCCGTAAAAGAAGTTTATCCATGCCAATGTTTTCAAAAGAATTTTGCACAATGTTGGTTGATGAAATTGATAATATGGAAAAGTTAATTGGCTTCACTCCTAACGAAGAAGAAATGCCTCAACATAGAATTAATGAATTTGTTTTACAACATCACGCTAAAGACTTGTACATATCATTAATGAAAATTGTATTATCAAAAATGAATGTAGTGTTTGAAACTATTTGGAATCGTCAAGTTGCAGGTGGTGGTATACAACTTGCAAACTACAACCCTCGTAAAATTGTACAGACGGCATGGCATCATGACGCGTTGTCTGATATAAGTGTTGTCGTGCCATTGAACACCGGCGACTACGAAGGTGGGGGAACTGAATTTTTTAAACGAGGAATTGTTGAACCATTGCCAACGGGCAATGCATTGATTTTTCCTAGTTTTACGCACCTTCACAGAGGTCTACCGGTCAAAAAAGGTGATCGATATCTGCTTGTATTTTGGTTGCAGTTTGAAGAACGTAATGAAGATTTTTATGATCAGGAGAAATAGATGGTTAAGTGGACAACTAAAGAACTAGTAGCGAGGTTAGAAAAATTTTGTGCAAGTCCAGAGGGCGCAAACGCCAGAGTGTCTCTTGCTGTACCGATGGGGTTTGGTTCTAATCCTAACACGTCATTTGATATAAAGAAAATTGATCTTGTACCTAATACTATTATAGGTGCTAAAGAAAAATATCGTTTGATAATTGTAATTCAGGAGCTGTAATATGATACCGTTGTATACTAGAATGAGAAAGATCGAATTGTTTTTAGATCGTGATTACTTGCCCGATGATATTAGACGAATATTTAAAGGACATTTGTTAAGGCTCAACGAACAACGGACAATGAAAGCTAAAGAAAGAAACCTGGAGAGCGAAGCATTCTTTGCTCGTCTCGGCGGGGTGATGGGAGTAGAAAATGAGGAAAGCTAAAGCACATTACGAACATACACGTGGACCAAAGAAACGCACTAGCATAGGCAACAGTATACGTTCACGTCCTAAGAATAAACACAAACGACGCAACTTTAAAAAATATCGTGGTCAAGGAAAAAAACGATAGTGTTAAAAATTAAACAAGAAGCAATTAAAAACGGCGAACAAAAATATTTTACTGGTAAACCTTGTAAGCATGGGCATATTGCTGAAAGATACACTAAAGATGGGAACTGCATTGTTTGTCGTGCAGCGCAATTCCAGCGTGACTTTGATAAAAGATCAAAACAACAAAAAGTTAATAGAAGTAAACCAGAAATAAAATTAAAAAATAGGGCACAAGAAAAAATTCGTTTAGCCATACCTGAGAAAAGAAAACATAGAAACAAAACAACAAGGATATGGAGACACAACAACAAAGAACGTCACAATAATACTTACAATTTACGGTCAAAAGAAAGATACCATAATGATCCTAATTATAAACTAACTAAAATACTTAGAACGCGTCTTACCGGCGCATTAAAAGGTGAACTAAAAGCTGCTACAACTATGGAATTGATAGGGTGCACCACTGAAGAACTTTGGTTACATATAGAAAGTAAATTTGAACCAGGAATGACCAGAGAAAATAATGGTAATGGTGAAGGTTTTTGGCATCTTGATCACGAAAAAGCGTGTGCTAATTTTGATCTTTCAGATCCAGAACAACAAAGAGTTTGTTTTCATTACACAAATCTACAGCCTTTATGGTACGAAGATAATTTAAAAAAAGGAGCAAAGCACTTGACAAACTCAAACNATAGCATTATATAGGATAGTAACAGCACATAATAAATTAATTACTTATTATGTTGTGTGACGGAAAGACAGAAAGATGATCATAGATACACGAAAATGTATGAGGTGTGATGGTGAGTTCACCATAACCCGTTGGCAGAAATCGAAAAAATATTGTTCCGATAAGTGTTCAAATGGTTATTATAAGAGTACCAACGCAAAACTGAGGAAGAAACAATGAAAAAAGAAAAAAGAAATAAAGAAGAAATAAAAATGCGCAAAGAAAAAAAATTTGAAGATAGATATGCCAAAGGCATACATTTTGACATTAGAAGCAAAGGATCTTGCTTTATAACTATGCAGACAAATGCGGGACCACTTACTGTTTACATAGACAGCATGGATGGACTAACAGATCCTCCACTTGTTGAAGCAGATATATTAGGCAGAAAATCAAAACACATGTTTTTAAAATAAGGGGGAGTTATGAAAACATTATTCTTATTCGCAATTATGGTGCTACTGACATCGATGTCGATCAATCAATACAGATATCTTGACGTTAACTGGTGCTCATCTGAGATACAGATACTGCGCGACCAGGTTAGTGACCTGTGGTATTACTATGGATTAGACGATTGATGGCCTACAAACCATTGACAGCAGGCGATATACGGTGGATTGAGGCTACTACAGAGCGTGATATGGGCGCTAAAGAGTCGGTAAAGAGCACCGTTCGAAAATTAGAGGCCGAAAATGAACGGAAAATGGAGCGTATATCGGTATCAAGTGACTTTTATCGAAGGTTAAGGAGTAGCTGTGAAAATAAAAGTAAATAAAACCTCTAAAAAGAAGGCCTTATTAAGGGCCTCTAAAGAAAAAACGTTATTAAAAGTTTGTGAAGAAAAGGCTTCATTAAAAGCCGCTAAAAAATATTTTAATTTATCTGCTAAAGAAAGTAAAAAACAAGTTTTAAGTGACATGTGTATTAGGGATTTNAGGGAAAAGAACGAATATGCAGAAACTCAGTTACATGTAGATATAATAGAGTTCTATGAAAAAAGGTTAAGGGGCAAGATTCAAGGGACAATTGACAACGGTTAACGGACAACGTATAAGGGATATCTTGAGTAGTTATAAAAAATATTTTTTTACTGAGTAGACCCTTCTACACCTACTACACTTACTACAAAAGTATAAAATATAATAATATCAATAATATAGATAGTGTAAAATGTAGTAACTATGTAGACAATGTAGTAACTACATAGTGACATTTTACGCATAACAATTAAAAAACCAAAAAATATTCTAGAAAGTAGTCGAAATATACACTATAGTATTCGATATGAAAGTCACGAAAACGAAACCAAAGAAAGTTGATACCCCTAAAGGGTTCCCGGAAACAGTCAAGGTAGGTTATAGAGATCTAAAAATTGAATGGATTGCACCAGATTTTAAGACAGATAATCTTACAGATTGTTACGGACACTATAAAGCTAGAGAAGGGCTTATTCAGATACAGCATGACTTGTGTGGCCAAGAGCGCAGCAATACTTTGCTGCATGAAGTGTTGCATGCATGCGTTTATGGATCCGGACTTAACCAAGCTGAAGGACCTTTGAAAGAAGATAATGCTGAAGAATTGACTGTGAATCAGCTTACCAATTATTTGATGGGTGTGTTTAGAGATAACCCATGGTTCTTGGATTACATTAAAAAGGGTGTGAATGAACCAGAATAGTTAGTCTTTAACTTCTTCTGAATCAACTTCTATCACGTTCATCTTACTCATCAAATCAGATAGTCTTTCTTGTACTTCTGCGTCTGTGAGTTGATCTATCTTACTATGTTTGACATGCATTTCATTGATGTATAATCCTGCCGCTTTACCACGCGCAACTTCTGCCTGGACTGCTGCTGAATAGGATTCTTTTTCAACCGCTGCGTCCCTTATTTTTTGTAGTTCTTTGAAGTGTCTATCTATTGTTACGTTATATTTCTTCTGTACTTCTTCGCGCACACGTTTGATCTCTTCACACACCAAAGGATAATATTTTACATTTTGTAGTTTTGAGGCTTGTTGTCTTGCAGATGACTCCGGGTAACCGGCACGTATGGCCGCTTCCGTTGCCGTTATCTGCCCTTCATTACTAATTAGTTCGTGAACAAAAATGATTTGTTTTTCGGTTAGTTTTTTTGGTACTCCCACGCTTGAGCCTTTCGCTTGATGCTTTTTTCACGCTTGAGCCTTCAGCTTTTAGCTTTTTTTCACGCTTGAGCCTTCAGCTTTTAGCTTTTTTCCGTCTGTTGCAAAAATACCACAAAAATAAAAATTTTTCAAGTTTGGTTGTTTTTTGTTTGACACAACATCTAGTGGTTTGAGGGCTTTCATAGACACAAGATATAGTATGTTGATAACTCAAAGTCAATAGCAAAATAATATAAAATGCTATTGACAATTAGAAACAAATCATTTATACTAAAAGCTAATTAAGATAAGCGACAAGTATATTCCAACAGAAAGATATAAAATGAAAGATAAAATTACTAGCAAAAAAATCAATCAAAAACAAATAAAAATTATAGATGAGCATTTAGAATTAGAAAGTTTAGATGATTTATATGAAGAAGAAGAAGAAATCGAGCCTTATGAAACAGTTTATGAAAATGGCAAATGGAAAAGTTCAAAATATCGAATTAGTTTTAAGGATTAGAAAATGGGTAAAGTAAAAGAGCAAGGATACATTGAAGCGGAATTATTTATTGATGAGACTGTGAAAAATATACATAGAGAAGTAATAACAGTACATGAGGCAATAGAAATATTAAAAGAAAATTCACTTGTAAAAAAATTTTTCAGTGATGATGATATTGATTTAATAATTGATTTTGAGACTGATCTATCAATAGATCATCAAGATATAGATTGCATGATAGATGATGAAGGGACAATACATTGAAACAATTAGAATTGATAAATTATATAAAAGAATGGCTACAATCAAATATTGATAATCCTAATGAAACCCCTGAAGGACTATCCGAAGATAGTTTAAATTTATTACAAAAAATAGAAGAATATGAAAATGAATAAATTAGAAAGATTAATATTTAAAGACTTAACAAGAAATAATTTTACTTTGAAAAAAGCAAAAGAATTGACGGGTGGAGGCATAACAAGTCAAAATAAAAAAATGCCATTTTATAATTATGATTTATCAGCTTATGATTGTATCAAAGGAACAGCATTGAGAAAAATTAAAAATTCAGTTTGTGCGAGCTGTTATGCGACAAAGGGTAATTTTCATTATCCATCAGTTAAGGCAAGTCATCAATATCATTTAAAAAGTTTAGACAATGGCTTTCAATGGGTGTTAGGCATGGCATATCAAATTATTAAAACACAAACAAAATATTTTAGATTTCATGCAAGCGGTGATTTACAAAGTGTTGACCATGCAATTCAAATTATCAATCTGGCAAAATTAACCCCGTCTTGCAAGTATTGGATACCGACAAGAGAAACAAAAATTTTAAAAGACTTGAAAGAGCAAAATATATTTATTCCAAAAAATTGTGTGTTTAGAGTATCAGCTCCATTAATTGACGGCTTTCTAAATAGTAAAGTTTTTAAAAATACAAGTGCCGTTATTTCAAAGAAAGATAAAGCAAGAAACAAAGATAAAAATTGTCCGAGTTTAAATCAGGGGGGACAATGTTTGGATTGTCGTAATTGTTGGGATAATAGAATAAAAAATATTAATTATTTAATTCATTGACAAGTGTAGCATTTTATATTAGAGTAAGGATAATAAAAAAGAGAAAGAATAAAAATGATAGCAACAAAAGAAACAATAGAGAATATAGTTGGCAATAAATTTTTCTACATATCCTATTTTAAAAAAGATGGTTCATTAAGAGAAATGCAATCAGCAAGATTAAATGTCAAAAAACATTTGAAGGGTGGAATAAATAGAAATCCAAATATAGGCAAAACTCAGTTAATAGTATTTGATAATAATATTTCAGAATATCGAACTATTAATTTAGATAAAATATACAAAATAAAATGCGGTGGAATTGAACTAATTGACAATCTAACGCAAGATATATTTAAAGAATTAAATCAACATGAGAAAGAGAGGGCATAAATGAGTAAAGCAAGTTTTTGTGTGAATTGCGGTAAAAAATATTATCCTAATTCTTATCAATCTTATCCATCAAGTAATGCTGTATGGGTTAGTGATAGATGGCAGTGGACTGAAATCGACAATCAAAACAAAAGATTTCACTCTCAAAGCTGTATGCACTCTTGGTTAGTCAAAAATGCACAATCGTTTGCAAGATTAGTTGATGAGATTGAATATATTAATAACAATAACAATAGAGAAAGGGCTTAAGCCATGAGTAAAATAAGAATGAATGAAGAATATAGGACTAAAATTCTTAATAGGTTCGTAGAACACATTGAGGGTGAAGAAACACAAGAGAAAACAGCATATCAAAATGCGGTTGCAAATATGGAAGATGTTTATCAATCAACATTTGAAGTTGCAAAAAAAGTTGTTCAAAGAGCATATCCAAAAGAAGATGTTGAAACTTGCAAAACATTAAAAGAAAAATATGGTTCACCTCTTGATGTTGTTGCAAAAGATAAATGTTTTTACTTTTCAAAAGCAAAAGAAATGAATGAAGAAGAAAATCAATACGATAGTGAACATTCAGAACATTTTGATTTTGGCTTGTTTGGAGCAACAAACAATAGTGAATACAGCTATGATGAGGGAGGCAAAAAATTCGCATATGCTTACATGAGAGATCACTTAAAAGATAAAGGATTAAACCCAGATATAATTGCACAACAGAAAGATAATCAGGATAACCCGTATAAATCTCAATGTATAAACGCTAATGATGAGGCACTAGGCAGAAACGGAAGGTATTCACATTATAATTCAGATAGAGACAATAGTAATGGAATAACCAAACAATTTGATGAGGCTTTTTATTTAGATATAATCGGAACCTCACATTGTAGATCAAGAACTATTGATTGTACGCATGAAGAATTTGAAACATTTAAAATTTTTAAAAGTGCAAAATCTAATGTTGCCAATACTCACCAGATATGGATTGATACCATTCTTAAACAAAAAGAAATGATTAAGACGGGTTTAAAAGCATATCGAACATTAATTGAAGGTGTTGAGCTTATGCAAGAGTTGGGAATTGAAATTGATGAGGCGGATTTAGTCAAGGTTAATTCAACGGGCTTAACCATGTATAACCCCGTTAACTTAGCCGATATGATTAAGGGAATGAAGAATAAGACAATGACAAGAGAGCAAAAGATCGCAGAAAGAATGAAATATGATAGCGACCATGTTGTAGTTGTCGATAATTCATCAAGTGCGGTAAACTAATATGATGATGAATGATTTTATAGTTCAAGATCATGGAACTTTGGTGGGATTTATTCCCACCAATGAGAAAGGTAAAAAATGGTGGCAAGATCATGTTGAAGATTGCACACAAAGAGGCTCCGTTTTCCTTGTTGAAAGACGATATGCAAGATTAATTATAAGCGGTATTGAACACGATCTGGAAGATTAGAAATGAATAAAATAGATAGGGGTTATATATTTGAATACGATAGACATGAGAGCTATGAAGAAAACTTTAATGTATGGCGACGACGCAACAATAGAGAAAGGGAAAGTTTTGGTTTAGAAAAATATACAGATGATGAGGCGATCAAAGTATTTGATGATATATTTATTAATTTAAAATGAAAGGTAAATAATGAGGGACAATAAACTTAAAGAAAATTTGCTACAACAAATACAACAAAAAGTGAAGGATAGAATAAAGAAAGATTATAAAAATATAAATCTATCACCATTTTTTAGACAACGGGGTAGATTGTGAAAAAGATAATTAGACAATTAACATTTGAGGGGTGGTTTGTTGTATTTGCATTTAGCTATATCATTTCTCAAGTGATAAGATATTTTATTCAGTAATCAAAATATTCTTGCAAGATAGAGAGAGTGTGCGATTTGACTAATCTTAAATGATGTCCAATACCTCACACAAAAAAGTTCTGGGTTGTTTGCCAACTAGTGCATGAGTGCTTGGTGCATACTCTCTCACTTAAATATATTGCTTATTTTTTCAAGTGTTGTTATCTTGAAAAATGGCTATCAAAACCGAGTCAAAACTATGGCTCTTAATTAAAAAAAACACCCCGTCAATTTGTTGGAATAGACTTGAAAATAGTATTAATGCGGGCTTGCCCGATTTAATTGGCTCTATTCATAGACATAATTTTTTCACTACTGAATTAAAGATTACATACGACAACAAAACAATTCGATTTTCACCTCACCAAATAGCTTTTCATAAAGTCAATCATGGTATTAAATTTATTATGGTTGCGACCGCCGATCTCTCTTGCCTAAAACTTTTTGACCATCAAATAGCCGTCGTCCCTCGACCATTGATCGCCGACTATGAACCATTGATAACGATCAATGACACAACGGACAACGCACAATGGACTAAGCTNATTAAAATAATTNAAAATAAATGCTAGAAAATACTTGACAAGATTGTNATTATGTGATAGTATTATGNTATAATGAGGGGAGAAGTGTTGCAAAAATGCAACACGCTCGCTGGCGCTCGCTTGCTTGTTTCTTCTCGCTGGCGCTCGCTTGCTTGTTTCTTATCAGTTGTCCCTTGTCCGTTATTCCTGAAAAGTTATCCACAATTAATGCTAGAAAATGCTTGACAAAGGTCAACGGATAGTTTATAATATGGGGTGGCGGGGAGGGATTAAATAAATATTTGTTTCACGTGAAACAAATTAACAGTTGACAGCTATGCTTTATTATGCTATAATGGATTAAATTAAACAAACAGAAAGAGAAAGATATGTATTATTTAGTTATAGAAAAAGTAAACTTCTACACCAGTGTTTCACCATCGTTTAGAATTAAACATGAGGTACAAGATCATGAACTAGCGCAAGATCTTAGAGATTGTTTGGTACGTGAAGCAAAAGAAAAGAACGACGACAACAAAACATACGACGTTGTTCTTTTTGATGACAGTAATTTATTAGTGTCATTATCCGAAGAAGCAAAGACAACGGACAACGTAACAAATTAAAGATATTCCCAGCGCTTTTATTTGCTTTGGCGCTGGGCTTTCTCGCATCCTGGGTAGTTTAGTTCCCAGGATGTAGAAAAAAAATAAAATAAAGTATTGACAATAGTCCTATATAATGCTATAATAGGGCATAAACTAAACAGAAAGAAAGCAAATGCAAACACATACAAGAGTACCAACAAAAATTAGAGTTCAAGTAAGAAATGTTTTTGGTAATGATTTGATCTATCCAATGTGCATTAATTCAAACAGGTTTACAGAGTTGACCCAAACTAAAACGCTGTCAAGAGATGATATAAAAATAATAAAATACCTTGGCTTTACAGTGGAGACAGTGGCACAAGAACTATAGAG